GAATCTCCTATTAGCTTATTGTTGCGTTAGAGTTTACTGAGCCAACAACGTCTAGATTGCCGTTAGCATCTAATTTCATTTTGTTTGTGCCGCCTGATGCAAAATATAAGGAGCCACCACTTTCAGTGACTGTCCAGTTGCTGCCTAATTGTACACCACCAGAACTATTCTCATTGACTAGCTTTACCCAGTTACCTGCGTGAGCATAATAGCCTTTGCCAGTACCATGTACATGAGCAAACATTCCGTGATATGTACTGGCACTTGGAAGGTCAGACTCTTGAGAATAGACGTTTGCATACGTTATTTTATTGCTGCCAAAATCTACATCACCAGTAAACGTAGCTCCACTTAGTTGAGCATATCGGGCGTCTGATTGAGACTGTGTGTAGTGTGTAGCTAAACTAAATGTGCCGTAGCTTACGATACCAACAGAGTCTCCAGTAGTAGCCGCTGTAGCCAAGGTCACACTAGTACCGTTTGTGGCAGTGAAATCTGAAGCAGGGTCTAGGCGCAAACCATTAAGAAAAACATCACAGAAAGTGGGATCATATGTGGCAGGGAATACAGTTGTAGAGCCAGTATATGAGCCGCTGCTTGTGCCTACTACATAGTCTTGTCTTTCAGCCGTACCGTTTACTGATGAACCTGCAGCTTGAAAGCCACCAGAACCATACACCTTCATCAAATTATTAGTTGTATCAAACCAAAGGTCACCAATCGTCAAATTCGAACCAGACGGTGCGTTAGCCGACACAAAATATGTATCTAAAAATTGTTGCGCTGTTGTAATCGAAGTTTGGGCTGTAGAGGCATGAGTTGCCGCATTTTGCTCTGAGGTGAGGGCTGCAGCCGCACTGTTTGCAGCCGCTGTAGCTGAACCTGCAGCCGCTGAAGCACTACCTGCAACGGAGTCTACATAAGCCTTGTTTGCAGCATCTCCTGTAGCACTAGGAGTAGGCAGATTTGAAACAGTGTTACTGTTCATATTTAGGACACCAGACATGGTGTCACCTGTTTTAGCTACCCTAGTATCTCTCTGTGTATCTACATAAGATTTATTAGTAAGGTCTGCAGTATTAGTAGGCGTATAAGTAGTCGTAATCTTCTGGCTACCCATATCGATAGCACCTGTCATAGTGCCACCTGCCAGAGGTAATTTAGTAGCTATACTGTTCGTAATCGTAGTGGAGAAGTTTGCATCATCTCCTAGTGCAGCCGCTAGTTCGTTAAGGGTATCTAATGCTGCAGGGGCAGAAGCTACAAGGTTTGATACTTCGGTATCTACATAGCCCTTCGTAGCAGCATCGTTTGGATTAGTCGGGGTAGTAAGGTTTGTAATAGTACCTGTCGTACCTGCATCCATGTTAAGAGTGCCGTTGATAGTGACATCGTTGAATGTAGATGATCCAGTGGTAGCTGTTACATTACCAGTAATCCCTCCAGTAAGATTACCTGTTAGCGTTCCATTTATAGCTACGTTGTTAAAGGTAGATGTACCAGAAGAAGCAGTTACGTTACCTGCTACATTACCAGTAAGATCTCCAGTAAAACCACTAGAAGCAGAGACTGTTGTACCTGCTATTGAAGTTGGGTTTGTATTACCAATTACGACACCGTTGATAGAGCCGTTACTTCCAGAGCCACCGACTGTAACAGAACCTAAAGTAGAAGTAGTAGAGTTTAGTTGAGCTAGTGTACTTAGACCTGTTACGCCCATAGTGCCGCCAACCAAGGCATTACCTGCAAGGTGTAGGTCTTTGTACTTCAGGCTAGATGAGCCAATGTCTACGGTGTTTGTTACTGTAGGTGTTATACTTGTGCCAGTGTTGGCTACTAGTTCATGCCACTCGGCTGCAGAGGCTGTAGCAGAAGCACAGATAAATATCTTCTTTGTAGTGGTGTTAATCCAGAGAGATCCTACCGCATAACTCTGAGTACTATCGTCTGTAATAGTAGGATTACTAGTAGTGATATTATTCTTACCGCCTGTACCACCATGAACTGCAGGTAATACTCCAGATACGGAAGTGGCTAGTGGAATAGGGGGAGCATCACCAGTGCCACCAGTATGTCCATGCCCAGTTGTAGCCTCGAAAGCCGCTAATAGTTGGTTAAATTCAGCATTTAGCGGTGGAGCCGTAATATCCGCGCCATTGATAATTTGGCTAACAGATTGGCGAGTATATCCTGCCATGTTCTACCTTCTCCCCGAAATCGAAAATTCAAATACTAACCCCTGAATTGTGTAGGGTTCCGACTGACCTACTGTCACAAAGGTTGCTCTTGTTGAAAAACCAGATCCTTGAACGTCTGCAGTTAGAATTGGTTTTGAGTTACCGCCATAGAGGGCGTTGGCATCTCCGTAGTCTAGGTTGAGAGCGTTATACCTAACTGGGCCGCCTGTAGATGCTTGAGTATATTCTGAGGGCTTACTGGTATTGTAGTCACCCCAATCGTAATCCAATGATAAAAAGAATGTTGTCGGACCCTCGGCTCTAACAAATGTGTTGACCTTACGTAATGTCTTCCTAATTTCAGTGTCGCCAAAATCTAAATATGGAGTGGCGTAAACTGCTACTATGTCATTTCCTGCGAAGTTAGTACCAGTTTCCTGTTGATATACCTTACCATCGTAATCACCGTGTACGATTTGTTCTTCGGACTCTATATACCCTGAGTCAGTACATGAAGCCCTAATTCCATTTAACTCGCCAAACGACCACTCGATAGATCCTTGTTTATCGTATAAGCCGCCAATAATCCCGAAGCTATCAACTTGAGGGGTAGTTTCATCTCCGACAAAAAATCTTACCTGAGACTTTCCCCTAATAACTACTGAATTAACTGTGTCAGTGTTATTGTTTTTGATTAGATTAACGAGAGTAACTTGGATAGCCTTACTTACGTTTTCAAGCTCAACTCCATCTAGTTTTGATGTTGATGAAATTGGTCTGAATCCATCAGGGGCTAAGAAGAGTAAATCGCCACCTATCTCAACTACGCTATCTCTGGCAATGCAGCCCACGTTATTAGTGACGCTTTCTAGGGTAAATGTAATACCACCAGAGGAGTTCTTAGTTGTGCTAACTTTCTTGATAGCGTTTGTGCCAAAAACAAATAAATCATCACGAAAAGGTTTTATTTGTACAATGTTAAATGCAGGGCTTAAACTTCCACCACCTGCAGCCGAAGTCCAAGTATAGGGATCATTAGGTGCAGAGTGTCTTATCGTAGCTCTTGATGTTAGATCACCACCTACCCAGAGATGGTTTTGATATTCTCCTACTATCGATGGGGCATCTACAAGTTGGTTACCACCTGGAGAACTAGTACCACCAGAATTAGCCTGTAGTAATTCATACCAATTTGTTCCATCAAATACGACTGCAGGGTTAATACCATCTACAAAACAAATCGTAGAACCGTTACCCCAATCAAACTGTACTTGGCGTATTTTATTGATTGTAAGACTGCCAGAAACGGTATTCCGTGTAGGTTGGTTTGCGATAACCTGCCAACCTGAAAAAGGAATGAATTTATAAAACTTATAAGTATTAGCCCCTACATCTTTTCTGGCAGCAATAAAGTAAGGATTACCTATATGTTCATTTTTATAAAGAGCTACTCCTAAAACTTTACCTTCCGCAGAAGAACCACCTACTGTGGTGTCTATATTTCCTAGATGGGTATAGCCCTCTATACGTCGATAGCCTCCGTAGAGGCTAGGTTCAAAGTTAACTAATCTAGTAGCTGCACCAGACTTATTCTCTGATAATTCTAAGTGGTTTTCATTACTATTTAAACCGCCCTGACATATCAGTTTAAAGGACTCAATTTCATCTGCCATTAGAAGGCTATCCTTGTATCCCTGACATACTCAAAATTATTGATATAAAGTGTCTGTAAATCTTTTATCCCAAGCGTAAAGGCTTGGTATGCGGCATTAGCAGCCTCGATGTTATCTTTAAACATATAGAGGTGATACAAAGCTCCATCTACTATCACTGTATCAAAAGCTTCGGGTATTCTGGTTACGTCACTACTGTTTGTTAGATCTGTGTAATTTAGGTAGTATCTAAATCGTACACTATATGCGGCATTAGGTGAGGGGGTTACACCAAAGCCACTTCCATGAGAGGGGAATACATTATCGGGAATACTTCTACCTGCACTTCCTGCAGCGTAGTCGGCATCTCGATGTCGGGCATACCACTCATCTCTTTCCATAAAACCAAGAGTTTTAAATGAAGCTCCTAATGCAGAGTTTTCTTGGATCTGAAAACTATTCCAATCGACCTTCTTAAAAGCATTAGGCCAACTATATTCGGATTGCCCTGCAGTTAAGGTCTGTGTAAATTCGGCTGCATTAAAAGGCCATTCAAATTCTGCTTGGTTAATTTTTGCTATCGACGCTTTTACGGCATCTTTTACTAGGCTTTGTATACCTCTGGTATTTGCAAATTCAGCCGTAGCAATCTCTACTTCATTTAGCCTACGAAGAACCATATTGCATAAGTTTATATAAGTAGAGGGCATTTAGCGTTGTCCTAATATGAGGATAAGGGGCCAGTACGCACTGACTAGCCCCCTAGAGTCGTTATTGTTTATGCAAGGTTGTAGTTTGCAGTGAACAATGTCTCTGGACGTAGGATTTTGCGTCCATACAAATTTAAGCCGCGATAGATGTCGGCAAAAGTTGTTGGTGAACGGAAAGTCTCTGTTTTAGCAATTTGCTGTGCAGTTGCTACTGCAGAGGCATGACCTGCTACCATTACACCGAAGTTGGTTTCAGAACCTGCAGCGGCTGCAGTACCTGGACCAGAACCTAAGTAGGGCAGGTTGTTTGACTTGTAGATTGAGAAGCCTCGGATAGTACCTGGAAGTCTACCATTACGCATCTCATCACCGCCACCGAAGTCGCTGTTAATGAGTTTTGATGATTCATCCATTAGTACTTCTGCGAAGACAGGATCTACTACCAACCATCGTCCATCTGTATCCACATTTGCGGAATCCATCAGACGAGCCATGCGGTTCATAATGGCTAGTGGAGAAGTAATACCACCTGCACCACCACCTGCAGCGATCGGAATAGATGTTACTTCGCCTGTACCACCAAGATCTGAACCACCGAAGTCAGTGATGTCTAGCTTGTTGGCTGCAAGCAATTCGTCATTACCTGCGTTTGAGTCGGCTTTAGTACCGTTAATGTCACCTGAAGCTGAACGTCTTGCCCATGAAGATGGTGTCTTCCAACCTGATAGATAACCTAGTACTTCAGCGTCCATAGTGTCACGCAGTTTATATCCTGCATGGTCACTAGCTAGGTCACCAAAAGAAACATGACTGTGAGCTTCCTCGATGTCGTCTAGCGCAAATTGGAAATAATTTGCTTGATCGACAACCATCGTGAAGTCAGCGTCTGTTAGGTCTTGAGTTGCCAGTGCCGTACCACGCTCATATGTGGTGACGTTTACTGTTGGTTCCTTGATAATTCTAATAGAGTCACCAAAGTTTGCGATCTCACCACTGTAATCAGTGTTGGTAACCGCATCTACTACAGAAGCCTTTCTCAGAGCTATCTGTACTTTTTTGGAAAATATAATCGGGCTGAAGTTACCGTTAGGTAAGTTATTATAGCCTGATGCGCTTGGAAATGCCATTGTGTTTCTCCTATATGAAATGGCTTTTAATTAGCCTCAACGTGAGGCAGCTAGATCAGATAAGTAAAACGTAGTGTCAGTTGTCATAGGAGTGTCATACTAGGTATGGTTCCCATCTTACTGGTAGACTTTGTTAGCTATTTATCTGGAAGGTTAAGGTGAGGGGTATACCTAGTCAGGTGTCCTTCACACTTAGTAATTCAATAGTGTCATTATACCACAGACACCTATTTATATCAATAGTTAAGTGTTATCGCGCTGCGCCTGATACGTCATACTCGAATTTACCAGAGGCTAATGCTTCTTGTATAGCTTCTTGGTTTTTCTCGAACTCTTTATCAGACATCCTTGCAACCGCGCTTTCTGAAAATACAGCTTTTGATTTAGCTGCAGGAGTAGAGGATGATGTCCTACCTACGGCTTGGGCGGCACTCTTGGAAGTTTTTGTTCCTGTCTGAGCTTTGTACAGATCTATAGTACTTGCTGCCCACTCTGCATCTGTATTATTTTTATAGACGCTGTCTTGAATAGTAGGATGCTGTAAGGCTACCCACTCATGGAACTTCTTATCCTGACGAATTTTAGGAAAGTCGGGATGTCTCTCTAGTAGACGTTGTTCGGCTGATTTTTTATTAATCTGCTTCTCAAACTGTTCTACTTTTTCGAGTCTTTTTTCACCTTCGCGGAGAGCTTCGTTAGCCCTTTTTTGGGCAATTGTATCAACAATCTTGGCAACATCAGGATACCTTTTAGACCAAGCTTCAACTTCTTCATCAGTTTTGGGAAACTTGATTTGGCTTCTTGTGGCTGCATCAAGCTGCTTCTGCATTTCTGCAATTTGTGTAGCAGATTGATCCCTAACCGTTTGAATATGCCGCTGAATGTCTTGATACCGTTTTTTATAAGATTCTTCTTCAGCATTTAATTGTTCCACTGGTTCTTGCTCTTGAGCTTGTTGCTGCAGTACTTCTTGACTGTAACTTAGTTCATCTTCAGCTTCTGGAGCGCGACTATATTTTTGCTTTTTTGCCATTTTAATCCTTCATGGGTCCGATAAATCGGGTATCCATTAATTAGACTGCAAATGCGTATTTCTGTTTTTTAACAAATGCAGGTAGGGGTTTCGACATTGGGGATATTTCCATATCCTCATCGTCATCTAAATGATCGTCTACCTTTACCGTAGCGACCTCTACATCCATCTCTTCAGATGGAATTTCTTCTGATGCTTCGGCTTCCGCTTCGGCTTCTTCTTGTTCGGGATCGTCTGAGGCTTGTACTTCGGTGTCCTCAATATCCTCGCTATGGGGTTCACCTTCATCCTCGACATATTGTATCAATCCATCCATGTGCATTGCCATGAGACCCATTTCAGCCTCAGACTGCATCTCCATTATATGTTTAAGACCGTGATACTTAACTACGTGGGCAGGGAGTACATATTCGCCAGAACTAAGGTTGGCATCGATGTCATCTCGTACATTCTCTGCAGTTGATCCTAGAGGTATTGGATTACCCGATACTTCATCGTAAGACATCATCCCTGCTTCTTCTTGGCAGTCATCACAACCGCAAGGCATCCCACCGTGATATAAGTTCATCTCATCCTCATCTACTAACTCATTATTCTGCAGTGCTAGTTGCACTTCTCTTTCTGCAGGGGAGACATAACCATCAGCATTCCTATCAGCTTCGGCTATATCTACTTGTTCCTTGTTATCTGCTATTTCTTTGTCTTCCTCTGATCGACCTTTCATGCCATCGTCCTTTGTAATAAAACCGCCAGTGCTAAAATTTTCTCTAAAATAATTTAGGTAAGGGAAGGGGCTATCTATTAACCCTGCTCTTTGTGCGGTGCTTAAACCAAAAGCTAAACCTGTCTTAGCCATATCCCTAAATGACGTTTTGTCTTCTTTAGGGTTTTCTAGGTAGTCATAATATTCATCTAGCTTCTCTTGTGCCTCTGCAGGTGTCCAATCATCGGACATAAGCTTTCTACCGTCATTATCTTCAAATGTTTTTATTTCTTGCTCTATTTTCTGAAGTGTCTCAACAGCATTGTCACCGTAAGCTTTTTGCCAGTTAACACCTGAATTAATGGCATTATCTATGGCAGTTTGCCTATCTACTTGTTTGCCATCCCAGATCGAAGGAATTAGAGTTTGTACTCCATTAATTTCTTCGATCCTTCCCCCTACAGTAGATAAAGTACCGTCATCGTTTTTTACGGCTTTACCATTAGCAATATTATAAAAGTGGTGTTCTAATAAAGGGTCCATTGAATTTCCTTATTGAGGGGAAGCAAAACCTTCTTCTTCCTCTGCTTCATCAGCCGTTGCAAGTCCTGCAGCCCCAATCAGACCTGCAGTCGCTATACCAACATCTCTCTTTTCACCGATGTAATCTTTCCAACTAGGCACACCACCTGCACCCATTTTTTCCGCTTCGGCTATTATCATTTCTCTTGCGCCCTCTGGATCTAAGCTGCCATCATCAACCATTCGCCAAATAGCATCTACGTTTGTAACAAAAGCCTTGTTACTTTTGAGGGTTTTTGGAAATAATGTTCTGAGTTGTTCCCATGAAACTGACTGCATTTCTCTAGGTAATACATTTCTCAGTTTTGCAGCCTCAGTAGTTCCATCGAAGTACAGACCGTAGCTACCCTTCATACCAGTAAGGGGCTGTCCTACATTAGAAAATTTATTAGGGTTACCTTTAACACTTGCACCAACTAAACCCTGATTAACTTCATTTGCACTTTGACCTAGAGGTCTAAATAATCCTGCAGCAATTTGATGTGTATCTACTGTTACATCTTTAGGGCTGTCTGGATTTAAGATATTATTAAAGAAATTTCTTACTTTATATGCTTTACCTAGTTCTGGAGAAATAGAATCTAAAGATCCATCACCGTCTAAAATTCTTATTGCCTTAGCCATATTAGTAAAACTTTGATGTACTAAGGTAGAAGGGCTTCCTGACTTTGTAACAACTACACCAAGTATATCACCATTTGGATTTACTTCTCTAAAATTAGAACCAAAGTGTGCTTCGTCATATGCACGTATCCACATAGCCTTTTGTAGAGGTGTCTCCATTTCTCCCCAAGGTCTACCGCGCACAGTCTCAAACTCTGGCTGATCTTGCCAAGAAGTAGTTGCTTTCTTTCCACTACTGGCTTTTACAGTGGTAGAGACTGCATCCATTTCTGCAGTCCAAGGAGCGTTAGGACCAAGTTCTGCATTATGTTTTATGAGGCGTTCACCCATAGCCACATTCTGAAACCAATCTTTCCCTGGACTTAATGCTGCTAAAACACCTGCAGTTTTTGTGTCTTCTAGACCAAATCTATCTGCTAAACCTAAAGCAATTCTGTTTGCGCCTCTATACCAATTTGCAGAGTCCTTGGCGATCCCTAGACGTTCAGACATATCATAAAGACTAACGATATTGTCAGTCATCCTAGAGACAATATTTTGTGCGGTTTCCGTTACATCCTCAGACCATAAGTTACGTAACCCTGGATAACTCTGTGTCATCATGGCGAAGTTCTCTGCCATCTTAGAGTTACCCTTCATTAAGGCTTCTGTATCCGTTATCAGTGTGCCAGTTCCTACAAGATCAACCTCACCGCCTTTTGGGTCAGTCGGTAATCTGGTATCAACCCTACGACTAGTATCTAGTAATTCATCTGTTTGTTGTTCTACAGTAGCAGGTACTTTATTATTTTGGCTGTAAGGTGTTCTTGGCATATCAGAGCCTAATACACCTGCCTCTTGATTTATTCTTTCTACCTCAGCATCATCAAGTACCCTGTTTATTTTCATCGAGCCGCCAATAAGCCACTGGTTAGGGTTACCTGCTTTAGTATTATATAAATATGTACCACCGACTGGAATTTGGTCTGTTATGTGTGCAGTCTTTGCTTCAGGAGTGCCATCCTTCTTAATTCTTGCTCTTGCATTTGCCTCTGACTGCCAATCCACATCGTTAGGCATTTCAACTTCTGCCCATACGGTGTCATCATCCCGAAGTCTTTCGTAATACTTTGTGCCTGATTTAGTATTTTCTTGTATTAAATTGTTAGCTCCAGATGCTTTTAGCTCATCAAATTTTTCTTTAGTAATCTCAAATTTAGAGCCAATATGATTAACCCAAGGTAATTGGGCAGCATGAAACCCTGGACGGTATGCAAGCTCACCTATCTCAGATTTAACTTTACCAGATTTTGTTAAATCTCCTGCTATTGCAGGAACCCATGTATCCATAGGGATAGCAGTTTTTGCATCTACATAGAGAGGGAATAGTTCACCAGTTTCTCTATTTATTCTAAATAACTTATAGCCCTTAACTGAATTTAGAGGTGGGCTTCCATTATTGCCCATCCCAGATGCTTTAAAAGCTTCGACAGACATTAACTCCTCAGCAAGGGTATCTAGGTTTTCATCATTTAAATCTGCGTCATCTAACTTATCTTTTTTAAATTGCACATTTCCTAAATTCATACCTACGGTGTTTGGGTTTATTTCTAGTTCAGGAAGTACACTGGCTAGAGATTTACCTGCTTTAAAAGCACCACCTGCTACAGGAACCAATGAAGCTGTATTAAGAAAGTCTCCAAATCTTCCTTCTCTCATTTGGTTAATCTGTTCAGGAGTAGCTTCTGAGCTATCCACACCAAACATTTCCTGAAGACGTTCTTCTTCGTTTTTTGTGAATAAATCTTTTACAGACGTTGCAACATCAGTAACTACTTCTTTGGTAGTCTCTATTGGATTTTGAACAAACTCTTTTGCACCTTCGTAGATACCCATCCCAGTATCTTTAAGAAATTGAAGTTCATCCTCGTTAATCTTCTGTCCAAGGGCTTCACCTGCACTAGTGCGGTTATTATCTAAACCCACCACATTATCTAGCATTAGTTCTAGATATCCTTGTGGTTCGTTTTCATCCCTGTCTAACAGGTCTTTTAGAACACCCATGAAATATTCCTAATTATAGTAAATTTGCGTCCACAGACACTTTGTGACATCCACCGAAGGCAAGGATCTTATTCTTGTCTGCGAGAGCTAGAAACGAGCTTAACTCTTCCTGACAGTCAATCATCTCATTAAATGTCTTACGATGAACTATAGAGTCACAATCAAATGCCATAAGGCTGTTGCATATAGTTACGATAGCTACCCAAGTATTCATCATCCTGAACCCATGATAGCTTCATCTCTAAGCGTAGCTATTCTTCGAAGTTCTGCTATTGCACCCTGTATCTCTAAGATACGGTGTTGATCTCTACAGGTTTCAAGAGAATTACGTAGAAACTCTATTCGGTGATCGGCATATTGTTTTAAGGTATCGAACTGTAGTTTGTCGTTTACCAGAGGTAATAACGACTGATAAAATTGTTTATCCATTACTTCTTCTTTTTTAAGCACTTCCCTGCTTTTTTACAGGCCATCTTTGATTTGCATGTCTTGCAGTACTTCATTGAATAATTCCTTGCTGTTGTGGCTGTGGGTTGCCGCCATTATCACCGCCACCTTGACCAGTGAATCCTGCAGCATCTGGCTCAGGAGCTTGTCCTTGAACTATGGTTCCACCACCGTTTCCTGTAGGATCTGAAACTGGGGGTACTGCAGAGGCTGCAGTGTTTGGTGGTGGGGCAGGTGGCTGAGGTATCATTGCTTGAATTTCAGCCATCATCTTCTGTTGTATTGCCGCCTCTCTAGGATCATTCAGGATTTTCTCTTCATCGAGATCCATAGATGCAGCTAGTTCTCTTAGTATGTAGTCATACTTCACAAATGGAGCCATAATCTCATTACTGGTCATCTGCATAAACTGTAGTAGTCGTTGACTACGTACCTCGTTCCTCATCAGGCTTTCTGTTCCTCTAGCCTTTACGTCTAGATCTCCAAGCATTTCAGGATCGAAGTTAAATTGCATGTTAAATGCGAAGAGGCTTTTACCCAGTGGTCCTAGTAAGTAGTCATCAACATTTCTAACTACTGCCTTGATGTTTTGCGCTGCAGCCCCCATCAACATAGACATACCACTTGCAGTACGTCCTACACCGCCAACGGCTCCAGACCCATGCGAGTAGCTAGGTATCCCAGTAGCTTCATCTGCCAGTTGTCGAGCCTTATCGAATAGGAATAAATTCTCTTGGGATGTATTCTTTGGCGAGGTTGAGAAGATAGCAGCCCCAGGGCTTCCTGACTGCCTACGGAAGACTTTTCCTGGGTATATAGACATATCCTGTCCTGGTACTAGGTTAGTCTCGTCTATCTCGAATATTAGGTTGCCAGACAAGGCTGCGTTATCTACAGCCATCCGCATAAAGCCATTCATTAGGAGTTGGGTGTCTTCCATATTTTCGGCTACACCGATACCCCAGAATGAGTAGGGGTTAATCTCATATGGTACGGCTAGGTAAGGAATACGGCTAGGAGTAAACGGATTGAGAACTAGTCGTAGGATCTGACCATTACAAACCCAGATATTTACTTGGATCTCGTCTTGTTTAGCTAATTTTCGTGGAATATCTATGTCAGCTTCTTCTGCTAACTCGGTATCTAATATTCCCCAGTATTCTAAAACTTCATATCGATCCATCTCATGGCTGACACCGTCATCTTCCATGTGATCTTCCCAGTAACTACGCTCGTAGTTGGGTCCGTATTCGAGAGCTAATTCTATAGACTCGTTGCGAAAGTGAGGACGCTTCTTGAGAGATCTAAGCTGAGTTCGGTTCATTCTGTGGCGTTGTATGGTAAACTCTGCCTCAGACATATTTCGAGCGTCAGGATCTGGATAGAAATCCCAGATGGAGACATATTCCATCTTAGGTATGGTTTCCATGATAGGATCATAGTCACCGTCTTCATTCCAACGTGGATATTCCTTGGATTGTGCAAACGGACCCTTCATAACACCGCATCCGAAGAGTACTGTCTCGAAAGATAGCGATCTTAGGTGTTTCGGGGCTTCAGTTTCCTCTAGCTGATCATGCATCAGCTTTTCCATCTTCTGAGCCGCTACTTTTGCAGGTTCATAAGTAATAGATCCTGGTAGCTTACCTGCGCCTAGCTCTAAATCCTCTTCGATTACCTCTAAATCTTCTTTGTAGATGCCTAAGTCTTTAGCGAGGTCAGGACGCACCACATTATTGGGTATTTTGTAGTCTACACCTGCTTCTTCTTTAACTTTTTCTTCAGTAAGGGCATTTGGGTTGTAAGAAACCGTGTCTGCTACGTTATTTGGGTACTTCCTAGCTTCAATTCCGATAGGAAACTTGCTTCCTGCGAATAATACGTCCACTAGTTGAGCATAAGCAGCTAAAACCTTGGTTTTTGTGATTTTTATGAAGGCTTTAGACTTCTCAGTTTCGGTAAATTGCACCTCACTGGAGTAAATTCCTCGATAATTACGATATGCGTCTAGCCATCGCTCCTCATCAGACAATCTAGCGTCTTTTGCACGTTCATATTGTGATTTTATAAACGCTACTGCACCAGAATACTCCGTATTTTCCGCTTCTACATCACCAGTTTCCGCTAGAGGTACAACTAAGCTAGAATCTGAGTCTTCATCTGGTAGAGGTTTGTCCATTAATGCCATATTAGTATCCAAAAATTGCGTCTGCAGGTCGCCAGACTTGTTGAGGTACGCCATGTCCAAAATCAAATGGGCTGAAAGCTCTCGGTCTACTCATAACTGCGTACCTAATTGAGTCATAAGTGTGTCTCTGTTGAGAAGTTTTAGGGTCGATGTCATCACCACCTTTAGGATCTGCAGGAATAATCGGTAAATCTGCGATTACTTGGCGACATGTATTGAAAAACTGTATCCCTGCCTGTTCTGTGGTCTCATCTACCTTTAATACTTCGTGCAGTCGGTTCTTTCCTGCTACCCTTGCACCGTTAGTTCGATCACTTGGTCTCCATCTGCAGCCCTCAGCAATCATTTCCTCAGCTATAGATGGACCCATTTGTCCACGTTTGTGCCAACAACTAGAGTCTAAGACCCCATATTGTATCTTCTCTGAACCTTCGGCTTCCAATACCGCCCTAGCTAAGTCTCTGCCTGTATGCTTGGTGACGTATAACTCACGGTAGCAGATCAGAGTTTCATAACTTGGATCGATAGCAAACCAATGAACTGCGCTGTAACTAGCATAGCCGTAGTCGCATGACCTAAATCTGACCCAATCAGTCGGAATATCATAAGGTTCAATAACATGATACCTTTGTCTAAATTCAGGAAACGCTGCACCGTCTGCAACCGACCAATCTCCTTCTAGTAGCTGCCTACGTTGCATCTCTGGTAGAGAGAGTAAGTTAGCCTCGTACTGACCACCTTCCATAAGATATGGATTGTCAGACAACTTGGCAGGTATGAAACGTCTATAAAAGAGTGGCTCACCTGCTTTTTCGTGACCTTCTGGAAATACTAGGTCTTCACCAGTTTCTATATCCTTAGCTACAAACTTTGTATTTGCAGGAGCAGGGTCTATAAACGTCCTCTTGACCCAACCGTGTCCTATACCTCCTGGGTTAGTAGTCGCTCTCATGTAGATGGGCAGGGTAGGGTCTGTAGTACGTAGTCGTGAGCGCATGTAATTCCAAGCGAAGTCGGTTGGATACTGCGTTAACTCATCGAAGGCTATGTAGCTAAACGCCTGACCTTGATATCGAAGAACGTCTTGGTCTCTCTCCAGATAAGTAAGCCATAACTTAGCTCCACTTGGGAAAGTCCACTGTGACTTCTTCTCTGCCCATCTTGCTCCTTTGAATGCCTTGGGATAAAGCTCCTGAGTTTTCCAGACAATTTCCCTAAGCTCATCATTTGTTCTACGTAGAATTAACCCATTAAAATTAGGGTTTGAGAAGTATCTCATTGGATCAGATATCAGGCTGAAAGTTTTTCCGCCACCTGCTGCTCCTCCAAATAATACCTCTCGTTCACTGGCGGCTAGGAAGTCTGTCTGTGGTCCTTCGTTAGGTGCGAAGACTACTTCCTGCTTCTTCTTTTGCTGATCTATACTGTCGAAGTCTAGACTACTTGAGGTGGTATCTTGTTTAGGAGTAAGTTGCTCTAATCCCTTCTTGGCTAGTGTAAGTCTGCGTTTCGCATCTGTCTGCTTACGCTTGGCTATCGCCAGTTTCTTCTCAGCCGTTGTCTTTGGCTTTCTCTTCTTAGCTTCCTTTTCTAGTTGCTTTAGCCTCTTCGAGGGGTTCTCACTACCTCTGCCTCTGAAACGCTTCCAGATCAGGATAAGACCTTGGTGAGTTATCGAGTCACCTGTCTTACTGATCAACCACGCAGCAACTTTTCTAGAGGAGTTCCCTTCCTCTAAGTAATCCATAGCCTGATTTACGTAGTCTGCCTTTTCCTGATCGGGTACTAAGACGAGTGGATCATCTTCGGACTCTACGTAGGCATATGGTATTTTCGCATTCTTATTAGGTCGAGTGCGACTAGGCCATTCATTCAATCGTCATTTTTCGGTGGTAAGATAAACATAGCACCGCCTGTATTATTAACTTCTACTTGTTCTTTCTTAATCAGCCCTGTTCGATCTAGTATCTGGGCTGCAGCGGCTATCGAGTTTCTGGCTCCCATAGCCTCTGGGTTATCTAGCACCTCGGACATGGAGTAAGCTGCTTTAGGAGCATTCATAGCCAACATCATAGATGCCTTCTCGTTGATCTCCTTCTGCAGTGGTCCTACTACTGAGGATATACTGGTAGTATCTGCGTAACCTGCTTCTTTCATCGCTAGTCTGATGTTACCCTTACACTCAGGTGTCATCAGTAGCTCTAGGAACAGAGACTGCATGTCAGTAAGTTGTTTCTTCTCTTCCATTACTTTACCTTAAAAATACGAAGCATAGACCAACTATGCCTGTGGCAATCATCCAGAATATTCGTTCTGCAAAGGCAATCTTTTGCCCCCTGACTATTGCTTGCTTCTCCATCTCGTCTAGTCGATCATCTGCCTTCTTCTGGTACTCGACTATGTTATCCATTCTCTTAAATGCAGTAACCATACGCTCTTCCATGCGTACCATTTCCACCATTGCTTCAGATAACTTGTCCACCTTGGTCTCGATCCTATCTAGCCTGTCCTCCATAGCTAACCCTCTTTTATTTTTTCCAACTCACCCTCTTTGAGGATGTCTTCTTTCGGGTTGCTGCTTTACCTTTTGCTGACTTGCACTGCGCCATAGTCGGTCTACATGCAGGATAGGAGCCACCACTTTTTCTAGACTTACGTCCACAGGGTCCACCTGTCTTACAGTTTACCCACCCTTTGCCTTTGTTTCTTTTAAACCACTTATGCAGCCCATCACTGGAACTGCTACGCTTTTTTCGAGCCACGTTTCTTACCGCCTATTTTGTAGTTTTTAGCTCCGACTTTTCGGCAACGAACCATGTGACCTGAACGGTAAGCGGAGTTCTGTGGCATAGCTGCAGCTACTTTTTTGTAACATGCATCCTTCTTAGTCTTTGATTTCTTTTTCCTAGCTGCCATATTTAATCAACTTCATAAGATGTCGCGCTATATTTTTGTATCGGGTGATAATCAGGATAAAGCCATTATCATCGTAGACAATGTACTTACGTTTGCTTTCCTTCATTACCATTT